CCGATTCTTTGAGTTCAACCATGGCGACTATGCCAGCAATGGCTGGAGGTGCTTCCAAAAGTGTAAGTTTTGCACCCGATTTTGATGTTCAAGTTGGTCCCGCCAGGTTTTAGGTCAAGAATTTTATTTCTTATACTCTTTATGTTAAAGATAGTAAGAAACTATAAAATGAGAATCTATCGTCGAGGCCAGGAACATTCTAAATAAACAGTCTCTTCTCCTCCTCTGCAAAATAAACAATTTACAAGTGCTGTAATATGTGCACCATAAGTGCTGATATGATAGTTGTGGATTTGTGTAATAACATGACTAAGTGGTACTTGAGATGCTACATTATATGTTTGTAAATTAAAAATAACCCTTTTTGTTAAACAATCTACAACCCCTGACTTCCAATCCTTACTTTCATCTTTTGATAATAAATAATCTCTAGTATGGTTGGGTGCTGATATTATTTCAACAAGTTTATTCCTTTCTGCATCTGAACATACAGATGTTTGAAATTGATTAGGACAAGATAAAACTTTGCCATCTTTTGTAAAATACCCTAGTAAAATTGGAGGAGGTAGTGAAAATGAACACATTGTAGGTTGTCCGTGTGCGCTTATAACATAATTTATATACGATGGTGTTGCAGAAGCGGCTGCAGCATATCTAGGTGCTGGTGTAGCATATCTAGGTGCTGGTGCAGCATATCTAGGTGCTGGTGCAGCATATCTAGGTGCTGGTGCAGCGACAGGTCGTGCACAAAATGTATCAACAGGTGTATGATTATCAGGATCTGTGGAACTTACATAAAAGTAATAACTATGATTTGCGGAGTAAGAGTGGAGTATTTCTAAATTATCATCAGATAGTTGTATTTCATTTGAATCAGCCGATGGAATTTGTATCACTTGAAAATATAGAGGGGAATGGTCTGCATCATTTCTTATCCAATCTTTCTTAGCACAATCATATACATATATTTTTTCTTTTGAAGTAAAATGACTATGACTATGATATGGTTTTTGTAAAGCTAAATGTCTTGCCGCAAGATTATACAATATCCGATTTAAATATTGATATATATCACGAATGTGTCCTGAATTTAGTTGTAGATTATAAGTTGATAATGTTGAATCATGTTGTGATTTAAATACGGCCATTACATTCCCATTTCCCCCTGTTTGAAGTTTAGTTCGTCGATGAGTTTTCCTAGTTTTTCTGATTTTGATTCGTCGCTTTAACCGACTAGACTTCGTCTTTTTAGCCATTCTACTATTAGAATACAATATATTGTTTTACAGCCTCCTTCGTATCCTTTAGTTCAAATATCTTAAATATGGGATTTGAGACTTGAACTTCGGGAATCGCATCACGTACATCTTTTGCAATTACAGAGTAAAGGTCAAATCCAGGATATTTTTCATCTCCTGACGCAGTTTCCAGCACATTTGTATTCTCTTTTGTTTTCAGCCACGACCATAAAAGATTAAATAGCGGATGATCTGTTTCACGCACTTCCCAAGAATCCTCTTTTGTGATGAGTTTGGACTTTGGATTGGATGGGGGAGGATTGACTGGATAGAATACACGAAGCATGTCACATGCTAAACGACAGAGGTCGAAACTTGGATTGGGTGCAACATGCGGTTCATCTGTATCCTCAATGGGGCCAAAATTATACATTCCATGTGCATCATGACCATCATTATAGTCGCTACTGATAATGAAAAAGTTATTGATACAACAAATCGAACGTCCATAATCAATAATCGTAAAGATATATCCATAGGTTGGCACCTGCCATTTTCGCCCCTTGGAATCTGAATAGTGTAGGAACTGTTGCTCGGTCTTTTTCCATAAAATATTTGCACTGTGCAAGTCATTGTGTGTTAAACGCAGTGCATTTTGAAGTTGAGAAAGGGCAACACACACTTGAAACAGCCACGCTTTCCATTGATTCGATTGCTCTACCGTTTGAATAGGAACAAGCTCCTTGGATTCCAGCAAAGAATCAAATGTTCCTTCACATGCTTCAATATATTGTATTGCAACGGGCATATCTTTGAATTCAGCATACATATCATATTCTTCTGCAAATGATTGCATGGAATCTGATGTCGAAGCCGATCGAATTGTGCTTGCTGTTTTTGGAGTATTTGAACGGCGATGGGTAGACGACAGGGGTAGTTCCCCTATCTTGACTTCTTCTATGGCGGTTATACATACGGGAAGAGGTTCTGCATCGATTGAACTACTTTCAGATTTATCAGATGACTCATCATATTCTTCATTTGACTCTTCATCAGATTCATCATCATGTAAAAATTCATCATCAGGCTTGGATAGAGATTTGATTTCATCCAAGGTCAAACGACGCCCTGTGCTTTTTTCAATGATACGGAGCCCAAATTCACCAGCCTCCACACCTTGCCAAAACCAGTTTGTAAAGCGAAAGAGTTCAAAATCTTCATCAAGATTATATACATACGTATCCACCACAGCTCTTACACTGCCATAAAATGTGCAGAAATGAGGGCTATGGAGGCGATCTTTCAGCTTACTTGCCATAAAACTTGCAAGACAATCCACATAGGCTTGGTTTTCAGGACTTTGAATATCAAAGGATTGATTAGACCAAAAAAAGGGTTTGGTGGGACGTTCCTTGTATCGCATCCACCCCATTGCATCCACCAACGGCATCACCTTTTTGTAGGCCTTCACCTTTTTTACAGCGCCACCGGTTTCCAGCGTAAGCCATCCATTGGAGTCATCTGTAGGGGAAAGGGGGTCCCAAGATTTCAGCGTAAATCCAGTGTCTAAATTCAGCGACTTGTCACGAAACTTTTGGGAAAGCAGTTCTTTAAAGATACTAATACGGTCCTCTCCATGACTCAGAGATGGCTGAGATGCAAAAAACTCTTTTAAGGCTTCCGTATTGGTTGGTCGAACATCTACATTTAGTTTTAATCCCGATAGGATTGATCTGGTTTGTGCAGTTTGGTTCTGTTTTCCTCGTTTAGGCGGCATATAATTCTCACCGGGTCTTTGCTTTTTTGTTGTTCTATTTACACGCATATCCTGCGTATGTTCTGTGGTGAATTTTTAGGTTTATACACTAGAAATTTGAAATGGCTCAAGCCCCAAATCCCAATTCGTTGAATGCGCAAAGTGTGCGCCTCCGTAAGTTTGATATGAAAATGATTCCTCAAGATGCTGTGTGTATTTTTATTGGGCGTCGTCGTACGGGTAAATCCACCCTGGTCAAAGACTTACTCTTTCACCATCAAAATATTCCTATGGGAACCGTAATTTCAGGAACAGAAGAATCTAACAGTTTCTACGGCAAGATCGTTCCACCCATCTTTATTCACGGCGAGTATAATGCAGCGATTCTATCCAATTTTGTGAAACGCCAGCAATTAATCACTAAGAAAATTCAGCAACAAGAAAATGCTCCCCGCGCTCCTGGACAGATGGTGCAAAAATCAAAACTGGACCCCCGCTCCTTTTTGATCCTGGATGACTGTCTCTATGACGATTCCTGGATTCACGATAAAAATATTCGCTATTGCTTCTTGAACGGTCGCCATCAGAAGATCTTCTTCTTGATTACTATGCAGTATCCACTTGGTATTCCTCCTGTGCTTCGTACCAACGTTGATTATGTGTTTATTCTTCGTGAACCATACATTTCCAATCGTAAACGTATCTTTGATAATTTTGGTGCAGCCTTTCCCAACTTTGAGTTCTTCTGTCAGATTATGGACCAATGCACTGAAAACTTCGAGTGTTTAGTGATGAATAACAATACCCGGTCCAATAAGCTAGAAGATGCTATTTACTGGTACAAGGCTGAAATCCAGGGTGATTTTCGCATTGGAGCACCCGAGTTCTGGCAACACAATGCCAATCACTATCGCGACAAGGATGAAGAAGATGTCAATATGTATGATCCAACCAATAATCAGCGTCTCCGTGGTCCCGCCGTTGTTGTGCGCAAACAGTATTAGGACCTATTAGAAATGTCTAGCACCCTAATCTGCTCTTTATGGCTTCTTGCAATTGCGATTCTACTCTCCTTCTATGTTATAAGGCGTCAAGAGGGGTTTATTGGTGATCCGAATGCACCCCAATGCGGGCTCAATCACCCCCCTTGCCCCTTTGGAACGGCGTGTATGAATGGGTGGTGTGTGGGAACCAACCCTCCTGCACTCCCTCCCACAACAGGTCTCCCGGTTTTACCCTAAACACAATCCATTTGAATTTCCACAGCCCCCAATAGAAGAAATGGCTCGTGCAGCTTTAGGAACTGGTATGGTCGGTGCGTTTGTATTTTTCTTGGCGATTCTCTTAATCGTCCCTTACGTGAAGCGTATTTTCTCCCCTGAAATCAGCGGCTTTGAAGATATGAGCTGCACCCCTGGTCGCAAGCCTTGCCCCGAAGGCTATTTCTGCGAGCAAACCACGTGCGTGCCCATCCTGCCCCGCTATGATGTAAATAGCGTTCAACCCGGTGGATATTAAATTGGGTCTACTTCTTAATCGGTTATAAAATAACCCTATAAGAATTCTACATATTTTCAGTTAAATCCAGTTCATCGTGAAATGTTCCGCACTCACACGTGACACGTACAATGGTTCCAATAGATGTTGGTGTAAAATGGAATGTAAAGGCGCCACCAATTGGACCTACCATATACTTTTTCAGCGGTTCTTTCCATTCTTGAAATCGCCTCATCTGAGACTCACTCAAACGAAACTCATCATTTAGGTTGTATTTAGACATTCTAATGCCTTAGAGTTATTCCTTTTTAGATGCCTCGCGCTCCAGCTTGCGTTGTAGGGCCAGGTCGGCAGGGCCCTCAAAGAGACTGGCGTGCTCTCCACCAGCAGAACTAGCCTCCTTGTCTTCCTTGTCTTCCTTGTCCCCCACAATACTCATAATCTCCTTTTCAGTGCGCACAGCCTTCTTGGCGGCAGTGCGTGCATCGGGATTTTCCTTGTAAAAGTCTTCGCGCTTTTCCTCATTATCCTTATAGGCCTTCATCAGAGTATTCAGTTCATCATTCTGGTACTCTTGGTCCTTGACATTGCTGGGACTAGGGTCCCACGCCAGCCACTTGCCAACCTCCGCTACAAAGATGTTATGCACAGGGTCATTGCGCTGCAGCTTCTTGGCACGGGCAGCAGCCTCATCTTGAGATCCATAGGAACCACGCACCTTCAGACCACGAATCGTCGTCTGAAAACTGTTCTTGGCATGAAAGTCGTCCTCCAGACGCTTTTCATTGGTAAACATAAAATCGTCAAAATCCTCCTTGATTTTAGTCACCGTAATCTCCTTTGCATTCTCCTTGACATAGGTCTGGTAAGCACTCAGAACATCGCCGACGGGGATACGAGACTTGCGGCAGATTTCAGCGGCTTCACTTTGTTCAGCGGTCTCTAGACGGGCCACCTCAGAATCCAGCTTGGCATTGAAATCTAGAACTTGTTGGGCCAGAAACTTCTCCAGATTCTTGGTCTTGTAGTTGATTTCATAGTTTTTCAGGAACTGCTCAAAAAAGTATTGGTCCTTTCGCGCCAGAACCTTCTCCGGACTCAGGAAACTGAGCAGGACATAGCGTTGACTGGGGATTTCGTTGTCTTCATCGAGAAAGTCTTCACGGACGTTGGAACCCGACATTGTTCTTCTCGTATATAGGGTATGTGTTTAAGCTTTCTTTACGCACTTGCACCCGGACTTGGGATTTTTTTCAAACCATAGAGTATAGAAGCAATGGATTTCTCTGTCGGTGAATTTGTTAACCGTGCTCTAAAGTATCTGCTGGAAGGTCTGGCCGTAGCCGTTGCGGCCATCTACATCCCCAAGAAGGCCCTGGCCATGGATGAGGTCGCCACCCTGGCCCTGACCGCCGCCGCCGTCTTTGCCCTGCTGGATGTGCTGGCCCCCAGCGTGGGTGTCACTGCCCGCCAAGGAGCTGGATTCAGCATGGGAAGTTCGCTCGTTGGAGGTCTAGCGATCCGCCGTTAGATTCTATAAGGAAAATTAGGAAATTACGCACTGTTAAAGAACAAGTGGTGTTAAGACATTACGTGTTCTTTTATTATAATTAGAATTACTTAAATCGTAGGAATGTATTGCCAATTCATATCGAGGCAAATTTGTTCCCAAACCTTACTTTGTTGATACAGTTTATCACGATTTTTGAGCAGAGGGAAACTGGCAAGGAATTCATCCAGCTCTAAAAGCTCACAGAACTTATACAATACATAGGAATACGATAAAAAGTTGCGACGATTCTTGGGACAATGCTTTTGGAAACTTGGCTGAATTTCCTTGAACATATGGCGCAACTTTTCCTCGGTTTCTCGACTCATCACGGGTGCAATACTTCCATTCAGACGGCTGATGATAAAGGGAATGTGATCATATTGACGATTGAGCTTGAGTTTTCGTAACACCTCACGCATTTGACGATATTTAATATTCTTGAAATCGGTAATACGCTGTTTTTTGAGTTCTGCGACAATTTGATCAAAAATATCTTGAGGAATTTCAGTGCTTCCTTTGGCTTGAAATTGGGCCAATAATTCATTAAAATGATTAATACGCTTGTAGGC